GCTGTACTTGCAGCGTTCTTTTTCCTTCTTGGAATCATTGTTGGAACAATCGTCGGTGAATTAATTTAACAAAAAACAAAATGACTGAAGCAAAAGAAATCGCACAACGGCTATTTGACTCAGAGTTGCAATACTTAAAGTTGGCTCTTGGTTCAAAATTGGATGGTGGTTACATTGCTATGCTAGCAATAGATGGAGCGAAGCGTCAAGCGCAGGAAGTTGCTGATGCTATTGGGTGTCTGCCAGATGAAGCATTTGGAATGCGTGAATTTGAACTATGGTGCAACGTGGTTGAAGTTCTTTATGAGTTGGAACCATACGAAGTTTACAACCATGAGTAAAAAGGACAGGTATTCTGATCGGCAGAACTACTACCGATTGGTAGAGCAGGGGCTGGCTAAGAACGACTATAGCAATTCGTTTCTTAACCATTTTGGATTCTGCGCTCCGGAGTTGGAAGAGCGTGATTCTTACAATCGTAAGAAATACTATCGTGGTACTATTGCACTTCGTGGTGGTACTATTGATGCCGAATAATTACTATCTTTGTTCGTGGCTCCGTAGTTAAACGGATATAACAAGTGCCTTCTAAGCACTGGTTCCCAGTTCGATTCTGGGCGGAGCTACAAAAACTAAATTATGGAAGAAGACTATCAAGACTTCCACGATGGAAGCATATCTAACCACCAAATAACAAAGCAATGGAAGTACCTAAGCACGTTCGTCTTGCAACTAAACTAATCATCTTACAGCAGTGCCAGTTGGAGCTGATGGATGAGCTGAAAGAGACAAGACTGTACAAGCACGACATCAAGTCATTGGTAAACAACCTAACGGCTAAGTTGGAGAAGCACTTGCAGCAGTATCTTGATACGCTTGATGACGAGGAAAAAGACTTGTCGTTCTCAAGTATGCAGCGTGGTATACACAATATGCTTGAGGCATCACTAGAAGAAATTCATTTACAATCTTGAAATGAAAGCAATTCTTGAATTTAATTTACCAGAAGAGGAGACAGAGTTTATGGAGGCCGTCAACGGCGGTATGTTCAAGCACGTCCTTTGGCAGTTAGACCAAAACCTGCGATCGAACTTAAAGTACGGAGAGTTGCCAGAGGAAAAGTACAAATGCTACGCTACGATACGGAAAGATTTGCATTCGCTACTTAATGCCAATAATTTGACAATTGAATGATGCAAATAAAAACAAAATAGAAATGACCGACATTACTAAATGCACGGGGGAGGGGTGCGAACTAAAAGAAACGTGCTACCGCTTCACTGCCCCTACGGGAATGTGGCAATCCTACTTTATGAACCCACCTATTAAGGATGGCAAGTGCGAATACCAGTGGGATACTAACACCAACGAGAAGCTAAATAACACGGCAGAAAAGATTGCCTATTGGCGTAAAGAAGAAGATGCCTTAAACCGCCGAATGAATATCATTGGACAAAATGGGAATACGGGAGAGCATTATGAAGAATTAGATGAAGGATAAGCACTACGACGCACTGTCTGAAAGCATTGACAAGGCCTTTAAGCAATTAAAGATGGAACCAAACTATAACCTAAAGTTTTTTATTATCTCGAATATGATGGATAAAACTTCTGATGACCAAGAAGAAAATTGGTAGTGATGTTGTTTTTTATCCAAAGTATTGTTATATTTGTAATGTTTAATTAAAACCAAAAACAATGGCAACTAGAAAACAAGAAGCGCCAGAGCTGCCCACTTCATTCGATGAGGTAGCAGTTCAAACCCTGCCCACATCATCGTTTGATGATCGGCTGATTGCAGTTCAACACGAACTGAAAGCCCCAAAGGGGCAGTACAACTCCTTCGGTAAGTACGCCTACCGGAACGCAGAGGACATCCTTGAAGCAGTAAAGCCGCTACTCAAGAAGTATTCCTTGCGGATGACTATCAGCGACACGATTCATTCTGTTGAAGCCAGCGGAATGATGTACGTTGAGGCCACGGTGTCGGTAACTGATGGTCACACCTCGGCACGGGTATCTGCACAGGCAGGTATTGACCCGAATCGCAAGGGAATGGACATCGCCCAGTCCTTTGGCTCGTCATCGTCCTACGCTCGGAAGTACGCACTCAATGGTATGTTCTTAATTGACGACACCAAAGATGCTGACGCTACCAACACCCACGGAAAAGGTGCGCCAGTATCACAGGCTCCAGTCAAGCAGCCACTGACATCAGAAATCATTGATCGCATGAAGACTGCTGTTGAGTTTGGGAAGGCAGAAGATGTACGCACAGCCCTTGTGAAGTACGCTGCAACAGAAGAGCAGATTAAGCAAATCTTCGGTTAATGTTCCAAACTGACGAAGAATACTACTCCGATAGAGAATACCTGTCGAACTCCTCGATGGGTATTCTTATGGAGTCCCTTGACAAGTTCTACCTTTGGAAGAACAGACTCTGGGAACAGAAGGATATTCCTGCCTACTACTTTGGTCGTGCCGTTCACTCCTACTTCTTGGAGGGTATTGATCTTGCAGTAGAGTATGCTGACAGAAGGTACGGTGCTGCTTACAAAGAGTTTGCAAAGCTCAACGAAGGCAAAATTATCCTTACTTCAAAAGAGTACGAGAACTATTGCGCTGTGCGTGAGAGGCTTGACTACTCCCAAGAGTTGACTGGTCTTATTGACCGTTCAATCTTCAAGGCTGAAGTTCCCGCTGTCGGAGATTCCTTTGGTGTTCCTGTTAAGGCAAAGGCAGACGGAATACTTGACGATGGTTTTTCTCGTGTCATTATTGACTTGAAGACCACTTCAAGCTCTGTTGCTGACTTCCATAAGAAAGCCAGAGAGTATAACTACGATAGACAAGCAGCCCTTTACAAGCATTTGTTTGGTGGCGATAGGTTTATCTTTGTAGTTGTAACGAAGGAACATCCTGTTGAGATTGGTATCTTCGAGTGTTCGGACGAGTTTATTGACCGAGGTGTTGCAAAACTGATTGAAGCCACATCACTGTACAAGCATTGCTTTATGGATGGTGAGTATAAATTCGGTAGCGTTTACCGTTCAACACTTTAACTATGTCCGAAAAAAAATCAACACAATTCGAGAACTTAGTTCTTGATACTGTATGCTCACGGATAGGAGGTTTAGACAAAGACTTAATGCTAAATGGATCAAAGAAAAAAGAATCAGTCCTCGCAAGAGCATTGTGTGCAGCCGTTCTTTACAACCACGGAATCATCGTGGCCCGAATCGCACGGCTTCTTAACATCCACTATAAGTCTGCATCTCACTTATGCCTATCCCACCAGAACAGAATGGCTGACCTTCAATACTCCCACTTGTATCGGGTGCTATATAGTTCAGTGACTACAGAAATGCAAAACCCAATTGACATCGCATCACGGCTTGAGCGAGCAGAAGCTGCTATTGCGAGAACAGAACAACGTATTAATCACCTGCAAGAATTAATTTTAAATAAATAAAAACCATGAGCGACAAAACATTCATCGGCAAGGTAGACGTGATTGCTACCCAGTACGGAGAGATCATCAAACTGAAGTTTGGTCCACAAGACTTCGAGAAAATGGCTGAGGCCAAGAACGAAGGAGGATGGCTGCACATCGACATCAAGTCTGGAAAGAATGGCAAGTATGCCGAGATCAACAATTACAAAGCATCTGGTGCTGCTCCGCAGTCTAGTGGAAAGCGTGTTGACTCACAGGCTCCTGTTGTGAACGACGATTTGCCGTTCTAATTTTACAGCAATCTTAATAACGAGGGGGACTTGTTCCCCCTCTTTTTTTGCTATGGAAGAAATTAACGACGACATTTGGTACACCGAGGGTGTATTCACTTGGAAGAAAAAGATTGGCAGTGGGTACCACAACGTCATCAAGAAAGGTTGGATTATGTCCTATGCTAGCGAGCTAGAACAAATCAACAAGGACATAATTGCAATGGGTATGAGTATGGCCCGGCTTGGAGTAAAAGACAGCACAAAAGTTAAGGACTTTCGCCTAGCGGAAATAACCAAGTCCGAATTACTTGGAAAGAGAAATAAGTAATTAAGAAAAAAAAACAATGAAAGAATTTATCTTCACCGTAGACAAGGTGCGTGACCAACTTAGGTCTATGCGTACCGAGGGTATGAAGCGTGGTGACTATCCCGGCTTCTCAGGACTCTTTGACAAGTATTCACTCAAGCGTGGAAGTACCACCTACATCTATGCTGGGGCGCATCAGGGTAAGTCTCAGTTTGCGTTTGAGATTATGATGAACCTTTCCCAGTACAGTGGTTGGAAGTGGGCTGTATACTCCCCAGAGACCGGCTCTCCTGCTGACTTGTTCGCAGAATTATGCTGGGTGTACCTGCGTAAGCCTTACATCCTCAATGATAAGATTACTGCATCAGATGATGAGGCTGAACGTGCGCTTAACTTTATTATGCAGCACTTCTTTATCATTGATTGTGGCCTAAAGGATATGACCATCGAGGGTTTCTACACTTCGGTTGAGGAGATTGAGAAGTCTGGAGTAAAGATTGACGGCTGTTGTATTGATCCATTCACAGAGATTAAGACAGACATCGCTTCCGGTGTCCGTGATGACATCGCCATCGGTCAGGTACTTACTCGTGTGCGTAAGCACTCATCAGAGCGTGACTACCACACCATCGTTACCGTACACACCAAGCACCAGCAGACAAAGTACAAGAACGGAGTTGGCTATGTGGACATCCCGACTATGAACGACATCGCAGGTGGTATGCAATGGTCACGCAAAGGTATGATGATTGTCAATGTCTGGCGCTGTCCTTACGGCCTTGAGGACGAACACGGAATCCCCTACGAGCCTAATCAAGTTAAGATTAGCATCGTCAAAGCCAAGCCAAAGATTGTCGGCAACTTGGGTTATGTTTATATGTACTACGACAGAGTACGCAACAGATATTATGAAATGAAAGATGGAGAACGATTCTACGCAGCAAAGCAATACGAAGAAAAGCCAGAACCCAAGCAAGGAATCCTTAACATTTGACCCTAATGGATGGAAAGCAAATTGGCTAAAGTTTCTAGTAATCTATTTCTCCTATAGTTTTGATAAACGCAATGAGTGTGAGATAATTGGAGACAGGCTATCTATCAATGGAAAGATATTTAAAGTTGACATTAATGACTACACTGGGTCGGAAGAAAAGTACATATTCTTTAATCTTCACAATGGTCGTATTATTGTTTGTAATGGTGATAAAAAATCTGTTCACCGTGTAGAGTTTGATAATGCGGAGGAATAACTACATTTGCTTATGAACACGTCACAACAAATTGAAGAAAAGTGCGATGCGATCAAAAAACTTCTCACCGAAAAGAATCAAGCGTATGGAGATTCTGCTCTCAATCCTGCTAATATCTTTGGTCGTGGGAACGCCATTGATAATCTGGGTTGTAGACTTGATGACAAACTGATGCGCATCAAGAACTCCGGCATCAATGACTTAACGGAGGATACAATCTCTGACATAATCGGCTATTTGATTCTACTTCAGATAGCTATTGACCGACAGAAATGAGAAACACAGGAGCTGGAAAATTTAGCC